ATACACAAGAGGCAGCTAGAATAAGCCCAGCTAGAAATTTTTTATTGGGTACATCAATAGATACAGGACAGAAATTAATTGTAGTTGGCAATGGATATTTAAGCGGATCATTTGGTATTGGAATAGCAACGCCTACTGGATCTAGTAAAGTGCACATTGCATCTGCAAATGGAACTACTTATGCATCTAATCCACAATTAAGAATTAGTGGTAATGGAACTAATAACAATAGAGCGCAAATATTATTTAGTGATGACGCATTATCTGACGGTAAAATTTCATATTATCCAGCAGCAGCAGCAAATGCTTATTTTTCAATTTCAGCTAGAACAACAGAAGCTGATTTTGTAATATTTGGATCTGGTAATAGTTCTTTCGGATCATTAGCAGATAATGGATATAAAGTACAAGTAAATGGCAGCTCGTCATTTTCTGGTAATATTAATGTATTTGGTGCAAACAATGCAATTCAAACAATATCAAAAACATTTGTTAGTGGTGGGAGTACTTCTTTTGTATTTAGTCTTGATTATGGAACGGGTTTAGGTGATAATATTAATGGGCTTGTAATAGTAAGTATTAGTGATACAACAAATACAAGTGTTGGATTATCTGGTATATATATTGGTCAAGTAATTAATCCTAGAGGTGTAAGTGGAACAATTACTTTAATTTCAACTAATAGTGGGGCTACATTAAACACTTTTTTAGTAACAATGTCAGCAAATAATATTGTAGTAAGTGCATCAAGTGCAACATATCCTACAAATACATTAAGAGCAACTTTATGTTTTATTGGTGGTGGTGGAATAAATTAAAATTATATAAATAAAATAATATGAAACAAATACAACCTTTTACACTTTGGGTAAACGGACAACAACAAACCGCAACCCTTTTTAATTTAATTATCATTAATGACAATTTATTAAACAGCGCAACTTTTTACTGGCAGTTATTAGACGCAGACGCTAGTAAACTAGCAGACGGTAATTTAACAATGGGTGAGCCTGATTATGACGTTTGGGGATCTAGCGCAGATATTAACCTGGCAGCCTACCAGTGGGCCGCTATTCAACTTAATATTACACTAGCTTAATTAATCTTTAAAATACAAAACCAATGGAAACCAAAAAAGCACTTGCAATTTTAAAACAAATTTTAGACGCGGCTAGCAAAAGCGGTTTATTTGAAAACTTAACGGCTGCAATGACAGCGGCCGACGCTTACAATGCAATAGCGCGTGAAATATTAAAAGAAGAAAATGGCGACGGATCTGTTATTTAGTATTTGTTTATTTGTAGCCGCTGGCGGTGGCTTCTATTTTACAACCAAAAATAGGTTAGATAAAATTGAAAGGGATCTATCCAGGCACAACAATACCAATACAGAAATATTGGATCGTCTGGCGCGCATTGAAACAAAACTTGATTTTGTAACTAAAAAATAATTTTATGTTCAAAAACTGGAAAACATCACTATTCGGCCTAGGTGCCGTAATTACTGGGGTTGCAACAGTATTAAAAGGCGACGTGGCAACTGGTATTACAGCCATATTAAGCGGCCTGGGTTTATTTGCAGCAAAAGACAGCGACATTAATTTAAATAACCGTCCATAATGACTAGCCAAACCAAAAAAATATTGGTGGTTACAGTTGTGGCGTTAATCTTATTAAGCAGCACAATGGCAGTAGGAGCAAAGGCCGAGGAATTGATCAAAAGATTTGAGGCCGACGACATCAATAAGTATTTAAGGGCTTACCTAGATCCAGTTGGAATTCCAACACTGGGCTATGGAAGCACCTATAATTACGACGCAAAGCGTAAAGTACAACTAGGTGATAGTATTACCCAGGAAAAGGCTGTTGAGTGGTTAAGAAAAGAAACAAAGTCAATAGTGCCAAAGATCAAAGCACTGGTTAAGGTACCTATTAACCAAAACCAGCTAGATAGTTTAACTAGCTTTGTTTACAACGTAGGTATCGGGGCCTTTCAATCTAGCACCCTATTAAGATTACTTAATAGCGGCGCACCAAAAGCAGAAGTGGCGGCCCAGTTTGATCGCTGGAATAAAGGCACTGTAAACGGTCAAAAAGTAGTTTTACCTGGCCTAGTAAGGCGCAGAAGTGAGGAAAAAGCACTATTTTTAGGATAAGCAAGCAAGTTGGTTAGATAAATTTCAATGGTCTAGTACAAAAAAGCGGCCTGGTATTTCTATACTGGGCCTTTTTTATGCCCCTACAAAAATAAATTTGGTAGTTTAAACGTTTTTACTATAATTTTACCAAAGACAAACAAAACCCTAATATATGCAACTTAAAACCGACAGTAAGATCCTGGGCGAAATTGCCAGCTTACAACACAAAATTTTGCGCCTAGAAGCATTACGCGCACTATCACCGTACGAACAATGTACATTTTTTTTCTATTCTAGTTCTGGTAAGTTTTTATCGTTAAATGAAAACGATTTGCCGTTTGATCTATCTTTTGAAGTTAGGATCCTAATAGACGCGGCACTGGAACATTACCAGCACGAAATTAAAAGATTAGAAAACAGTTTTCAATGCGACGTAAACTAATTAGATTAGCTGCAATAATATTTTTTGTTGCAGTAAGCGTTCCAGTATGTTTATTTACATACAGCGGCGCTTATATACTTTTTTACCTATTTAAAATTTATCACTTTTTAAAACCAACAAAATGAACGATTACGAAAAAAACCTTAAAGACGGTTACGGATCAATGAACAAATGGCCAAAGAAAAAAGACGCTGATCCAGATTACAGCGGATCTTTTAAATTAAATGACAAAATTTATAAAGTTGCTGGCTGGATTAAAGACAGCCAGAACGGAAATAAATTTTTGTCAATTACAGTACAAGAGAAAAAAATTAATACAGAACTTTAAAAACTAGACAAATGATTGAATTTTCAACAAACGCTGGTAAAATGTATTGTGAACTTATTACTATTCAGGAAACACCTTTTATATTTTGTAGCACTTTAAAAGATGTACAAAATGCAATTACACAAATATATCCAGTAAGATATTATTCTATTGAAAAAGCATTATTTGAATTTACAAACTACACTAATAAAATTTATGAAAGTAGAAAAAAATAGCCCAGCTTTTCCAGTTATGCCAGTCCAGGATCAATTCGGCCGCTTAATAGCACCGATACCAGGCCTAACAAAATATGAACACGTTTTATTGCAGATCCTTTGCGCAAAAGAAAGCCAAAACAATCACAGTAAAATTGGCCTATCAACACTTTTAAGAGAGTGCGAAACACTAGCAAATGAATATTTTTTAACCCTAGAAAAGATAGCAAATGAAAACGAAAATAATACTAAGGTTATTGAGATGTAGCCCCAATGTTCAAGCTGTAATAGCCCTAATTATTGCAGCCATTTTAATTGGTTTATTACAAAGGATCTAATGATAGACGGACAAAACAAATTAACTTTAGAAGAAAAACTTGCAGCTAGAAAATTTAAACCTGACTATATCCCCCCACAAAGCCAGGTAGTGTTTACCGTTCAAAATAAGCCCATTGGAGTTTTACAAAATTTTATTGTGATTTCGGGCTTACCAAAAACAGCGAAAAGCACTATATTATCGGCCGCAATAGCAAGCGCTTTCCAACCAGGTGAAGTATTTTCAATGAAATTTACTTTCCCGGAAGGAAGGCGCAGAATTGCGTATTTTGATACCGAGAGCAGCGATTACGACTTTTATAGACAAGTTAATAGAATTAAGCAATTTAGCAACTTAAACAATTTACCGCCCTGGTGCGACTGCTTTACAGTGCGCGAGGACGGCCCAGCTGAAATTAGGGCCTTAATTGTAAATTATTTAGAAAATAATCTGGACTGTCCGGTCATTATAATTGACGGGCTTCTGGATCTACTTTTTGACTACAACTCAGAAATTGAGAGCCGCAAGCTAGTTAACTGGTTTAAACGTCTTACAAAGGTTTATAACTGTTTATTTGTTGGCGTACTTCACCAGGGTAAAGGCGTAGGCGCGCAGACACTAGGACACCTGGGATCTAATTGTGATCGCTGGGCTTCTAGCACCTTAGAAATGGTTAAAGACAAAGACAAAAAGACTTTTACTTTACAGCCTAGATTTTTACGATCTAGTGAAGATTTTGATCCAGTCGTTCTTATGAACATTGGTGGCAACTGGCAGCAAATACAAATTGAAGGTGAAAGCAAAAAGCCTGAAATTAAGCAACCAAAACAATTTACTGAACTTGATCACAAAAACATAATAAACCAGCTAATTTACGGCCCTATTGCTTACAAAGATCTAATAGCAGAAATACAAGAGCAACACGCAAAAGGTACGAACTGGGCCAAACAATTATGCAAGATTTGGATCGATAAAAAATATATTTATAAAAACGAATTAAACCTATATGAGAAAAGATACTAAACGATTTGTAGCCTATATGTTACTACATAAACATTTTAAACTTGTAAAGAAGGGCGCAAACTGGCGCATAGAATACAACGGCGTTTTATTACAGCCAGACGATATAGAATTTTTAAAGTTAATTGCAAAAAAAAGCGGCCAAAAATTTGACCGCCTGGACAAAACAATTAACCCTAATTAACTGCTTATTTTCCTTTCAAAACAAAGATATATAAAAATGGAATACTACACAGCAATTATTTTTTTTGAGGATCACAAAGAAATAACACCAAAAAAATATCGCAATATTAACCGCGTAGAAAATTTTATTGAGTTTGCCCGCAAAGTTGGCGGACATTATGTAAATTTATACGAGAAACGTACAAAAAAATTTTATTGCCGCGTCTGGTTGAACACTTAAAAAATTAGCAGCAACCCAGCACGCCGCCGAAAAGCCAGCCTAGCGCTGGTTTTTTTTTGCCTGTTATGTATCGCTTAAAAAGTGGTTTAAATTAAAGGTGAAAAGAAAATAATTTAAACTGGTTTAAGTGGTTTAAAATAGGTGGTTTAATTTTTATCTTTGCTAGCCCAGGCGTACGCAAAGATAATAAATTTTAAACTAAAAGTTTAACCAACGCACACTATTTTTAAAAAAAAGTTTTTTTGTTTGAAAATCGAACAATTTTTCGTAACTTTGTAAGGTATGGCAGCAAAAAAATGGCTGGCGGCCCTAGTGGGTGCAGCAGCAGTTTACTGGGTTTACAGCAAGTATCGCTTTTCGCAGGGCGTTAGCTTTGTAATTTCTAGGGTGGGCCTGGGTGGATCATTTTTAGATCCACAGATCAATATCGAGGTAACAATTTACAACCCAACAGCATTTAGAACAGAATTAAGCAATTTAAGGGCGCAGCTATATTTGAAAAGCGGTTTAAAGGTTGCTGATGTGTACTACAACAATAGAACGGTGATTTTAGCCAATAGCCAGGCAGTTTTGCCGCTAGTGGCTGTAACTACCTTAGAAGGTGCAATAACTTCAATTCGTGAACTTATTAAAAGTAAAAAAGCAGATTTTCGCCTGGCTGGTACAGCCCAGGTGGACGGCGTTTTATTACCTTTTGATATAAAATACAGTTTTAATGGTTTCTAGAAGCGCAGTTTTGGAAAAACTGGCGCCTTTTAATAACTTTAAAAAGGTAGTTAGTACGGATCAAACAGTAACAGACATAATAGACGGTATTGTTAGCACACACTATCAATATGAGGACGAATACGACAAAATAAGCCAATATTTTGTTGGTGAAAGTGAACTTGAAACGGCGCGAAATATTTTTAACTTTTTAAAGTCAAACGTACCTTATTACATTGAAAGTAATAACAACCAAACTTTAAGAAGCCCTAGCGCAATAGTAGCGCTACCAGGTGATTGTAAAAGTTACGCGCTGTTTGCAAATGGAGTGTTGGATAGTTTAAACAGAAAGGGTATTTTTCAAGTACCCCTATCGTTTAGATTTGCGGGATATAAAAATAATACCAGGGAGCCGCAGCACGTTTTCGCTGTTATGTACCCAGGAACAAAAAAGGAAATATGGATCGATCCAGTATTACCTAGATTTAATGAAAAAAGACAACCTAGTTTTTTTAAAGATAAAAAAATAAAAATGGCACTAATTGCTTTAAGCGGCGTCGGTTATACAGCAAGCGACAAACGCGCAGAAATGGAAGCGTATAGGGATAAACTGGTAAACGATCGCGATAGGCTTTTACAAGCTGGCGTAATTACCCCAGGATCTAGTAAAGAATTGCAATATAAAGTTGCGATAAACAAAGTTACTAATGCTTTACAAGATTTACCAAGCGTTAACGGTATTGGTGAATTTGACTGGCAAAATGCGTTTAGTAGTTTAGTAACCGCGGCGCCAGATATTATTAGGGCTTCGCGTCCTGGTGGGCAAGATCAATTTCAACAATTTGATCAAGGCTTACCAAGTTTGCGTCCTGGACAACCAGAACAAAGACAGGGTATTAACACCAACACAATTTTGTTAATAGGTGGCGCGGCACTAGCAGCGTTTTTAATTTTTAAGAAAAAGTAATGTATTACGGTAATCAAAATAAAATTGGAGTAGTGCCTATTGCAGCTGTTGTTACAACCGCTGTAAAAGTATTACCTGGTTTGATCCCTTTTTTTAGAGGCGCTTTTCAAAGCCCAGCTGGCGACGCCAGGGCTGTAATTAATGCAGTTAAGCAACAAATTACAAGCCAGGACGCCAGGACTAGATTAGGTACTGTAATAGCTGGAAGCCAGCAAAATTTTAGGGCCGCTGATGTGGACGTAAACGAAATGTTATTTTGGTATAGACAA